ATGGTAAGTTACATGATGCAAAACATTCAGGAGTTGAAGAATGAAAATTTTAGGTGTACGTTGGTTTAGTGGACGAAGCTGTATAGGCATCGTTCAATACATTGAAGACGAGGAAGTGTCACTATATCGTCAAACAGGTGACGCCGATTACAAATACTACATTGGTATGGGTAAAGGTCATGACGAAAAAGAAGATATGCAAACCATCGCTGATTGGGGCAGTACTTTTGATAAGGCTGCCGGCGATGTGTTGTTCAAAGTATATAAAGGTGAACCGATATGACAGTAGAAAAGAAAGAATTTACAGTAAAAGACGAACCGGCATTTCGAATGTCAGTGCGTCACTGGAAAGCAACAAGACCAGACAATCTCAATTCAGTTGAGTTTGTGCAGGATTGTATGAGAGACGGAGAAGTAGACTTTACTTCTACGTATAATTTCCTGTTGACTAACGAGGAAATTAAAACATTAATTAAAGGATTGGAGAAAATAATTGAATAATGTAGATTTAAACAAGTATCAAAAGTTCGTAGAAGCTGTAACTAGCAACGAATCAAATAGCTACGACCACTTGCATCGTAGGATCGTAGAATTGCAGAACGGCACACCTGTCATCAACCCATCATTGTTGTTGACTGCAGGTATCGGTCTAGCAAGTGAAGGCGGCGAGTTTAACGAAATCGTTAAGAAGATGTTCTTCCAAGGTAAGCCTTTGAATGAAGAAAACGTATTTCACATGAAGCGTGAGCTTGGTGATATCATCTGGTATTGGGTCAATGCATGTCGTGCGTTGAATCTAGACCCTAACGAAGTTATCGCTGAAAACGTGAAAAAACTAGAATCACGTTATCCAGGTGGTTCGTTTGACGTGCATCAATCAGAAAATCGCAAAGAAGGCGATTTGTAATATAAACCTCGCAATGTAGTGTGATTTTTAACACATCATTGCGAGTTAAGTAAAATATTATTGGTCTATAGGTGATCCACTACCTCAAAGTGTGGCATATAACCCGTCCTCATCGTGGTGTGACGGTAGAAGCGTGACCAACGCAAATTTATGGGACTACCACCTGATGCTTAAACGTCTACCCTCTGCGTAGAAACGTTTCCCATATCTTAATAGTTGAAAGTTTTGCCGGGTCATAGTAATTGCGATAGAGGGCCCGGGCTGGTTAGAATTTCCCGATGAATCATATTCTAACAATAACAGCGAATACAGCAAATTCCCATTACGGGTTAGCGAGACATAGACAATCCTCCGCTATAATTTTTGAATTCATCGTCGCCTATAGTTCCTCAAGAATGTTTTTTGGCTTGTAGATTTTACATCTACTCGCCATTGCCTAAGAATATCTAAACAAATACCATTGATATAACCCGCAAACATTTCCGATAAATACTATATCCGGAGACATGTAAATGCCAAGTTTAAACGAATTAAAAGAAGAACTATTTCAAAACCTAAAACTTAGATTAGGTGAGGGTATGGTTGATGTTGAATTAGACCCTGAACATTATGAAACAGCCTATAAATATGCCATTCAGGTATATAGACAAAGGGCACAAAATGCTACGTGTGAATCATATACCCTCATGGAATTGGAAGCACATAGAGATACATATACCCTCCCTAGAGAATTTATCAATGTCCGTCAAGTATTCCGTAGAACAATCGGCTTAGAAACAGGTCCAGCAAGTTCTAGTTTTGACCCATTCTCCTCAGCCATCTTAAACACATATTTGCTTAATTATAATCACGCAGGTGGTTTAGCTACATACGACATGTATGCAGGATATGTTGAATTAGCCGCACGTATGTTCGGTGGTTACGTTATCTATACATTCAATCCTGTAACAAAACAAATTCGCTTAGTTAGAGATACAAAAGGTTCAGGAGAGAAGATCCTTATTTGGGCTGACACCCAACGTCCTGAATCAGAGCTATTACAAGACCCGGGTGCTGGTGTTTGGATCGGTGATTGGACACTCAGCGTATTGAAATCAACATTAGGTGAAGCACGTGAGAAGTTCGGTTCAATTGCAGGACCAAATGGCGGGTCTACGTTAAACGGAGCTTCACTAAAGAATGAATCTAAAGAAATGCAAGCTACCTTATTGGAAGACTTAAAGCGTTACGTAGATTATTCGCAACCACTAACATGGGTTATCGGCTAACCTAAACGCTTTTTATTACGCCTAGACTTTAGTACAATAAGTACATATATGATTCTAGGCGTAACAGGATTGATAGGCTCCGGTAAAGACACTATCGCAGATTATTTGGTTACAACTCACGGCTTCAAGCGAGTTTCGTTTGCCGCGAGTTTGAAAGATGCTGTCGCAACAGTCTTCGGTTGGGACAGAGACATGCTAGAAGGAACGACTAAAGCAAGCCGAGCATGGCGTGAAGAAGTTGATGAATGGTGGGCAGACCGTCTTGCAATGCCTCACTTAACCCCAAGATGGGTCTTACAATACTGGGGCACTGATGTTCTTCGAAACCATTTCCATACTGATATATGGGTTGCATCGGTTGAAAACAAACTTAGACAGACTACGGACAACGTTGTTATTACTGACTGCCGTTTCTCAAACGAAGTAAACGCAATCAAAGCCGCAGGTGGTACTACTTGCAGAGTTATCAGGGGTGAGAATCCTATTTGGTATCAGTCAGCAGTTGACTATAACAAAGGTCCAAATGGCAACGCAGGTTGGGCTGTTGGTAAACGAGTATTAGATACTAACAATGTTCATGCTAGTGAATATAGCTCAGTTGGATTAAAGTACGACCACTATCTAAAAAATGATGGTACTATCATCGATTTGCACGACCAAATCAATCAACTTCTAAATCTCCACGACGCCAGTTAACGTCTTTCTTCTTAACCACTTCAACACAGTTAAGACAGATAGAACGAAGATTAGCTAGTTGAGTATTTTCTAAGTTACCGTCGATATGAAAGACTGTAATCTGACTAGCTAACAAACTCTTAAAGCCACATAAGTCACATGTGGCTTTTTTCTTGTATCCTGATTTTTGCCATGATGGTTTGAATGGCTTTTTCTTTTGCTTCTTTCGACCACAATCATCGCATATAGACCTATAATATGTCTTCCCGTTACGGTTGTAGTTAACGGCACATGCATTCTTGTTACACTCTTTACAAATAGGTCTCATCTTGTATTTAGAACCTTTAAAGGTATGCTAATTGGGTGTTTTTATATTTTTTCGCTAAATATTAATACGACTAGGGCGTTAACCCTCATAATCATAACATAAAGGAAAATAACATGGCAAATTTAGTGTCTCCAGGAGTTGCAGTAAGTATCATCGATGAAAGTCAGTACTTGCCGGGAGCTTCTAGTTCAGTACCATTAATCGTAGTGGCATCTGCACAAAATAAATTGAATGGCGCAGGCACTGGTGTTGCAGCAGCAACTACAGCAGCAAATGCTAACAAATTACAGTTGTTGACAAGTCAACGTGACTTGACAACATTATTCGGTTCACCTTTCTTCTACAAGACTACAACAGGTACACCGATTCATGGCTACGAATTAAACGAATATGGTCTTCTAGCAGCTTACTCAGTATTGGGTGTTTCAAATCGTGCATACGTTTTACGTGCTGACGTTGATATGGGTGCTTTAGTTGGTAAACTAGCACGTCCAGTCGGCGACCCAGTCGATGGTACGTATTGGTTAGATACAACTAACTCAACATGGGGTATCTACGAATTCAATGCTACTACTGGCAAGTTTACAAACAAGCTACCAATCGTAATCACAGAAGCAAGTTCAATGGTTGATGGTTTCCCTAAAGACTCAATCGGATCAATCGGTTCATACGCCGTTATCCCTATGAACATTACAACAGGACCTAATACTGCTGGTACTTATTTCTATAAGAATATGCAAAATACTTGGGTTGAAGTTGGTTCTAAAGAGTGGAAAAAAGCAATTCCTACAGTAGTTAGCGGCGGCGCTAACGTGCAAGCAGGACAGTTCTCAATTTCTACATCAGAAGGTCAAATTTACACAATCACTATCGGTAGTGGAGATGAATTATCTGACGTTGCTAACTACATCAACGGTTTAGGTGATTCGTACCTAGAAGCTAGTGTAGTCTCTAATAAGTTGCACATCTATTATGCAGCAGTAGGTGAAAACGCACATATTTCGATGACTGATGGTGCTGGTACACCGTTAGTATTCCTAGGTCTACCTACAACTGCACAATTTGCTCCAGCAGTTTCAGCTGGAACTAGTGCAAATATGCCAAGATGGACAGCTAGCCAAGAATATCCTCACCCAACAGGTTCAGTATGGATCAAAACTGGTGCAGCTGGTTTGGGTTTCAATGCTTTAGTGTCTAAGTATAGCTCTAGTACAGCATCGTATTCGTTGTCACAGACTAAGATTTATCCTACTATTGACATTGCTTCTACTATGTTAGATAGCACAGGTGGTAAAAATATCCCCGCAGGTACAATTGTTGGGACATTCTCTGGACAAATAGGTGCCGATGCTGCTGAATCATATACGATCCCTAACATTATTTGGTACAAGCGTAAAACAACAGGTCCAACTGTTGTAACCGGTACTAATCCTGCAGTTTCTTTCAGCGTAGCTAAATCTATCAACTTGGCTACATCAGCAACTTCTACGGTAAATTACACTATCCCGTGTACAGGAAGTGCAGAAGATTTTGTTCAAGCAGTCCAATCTCAAAATATTCCAAACTTAACTGCATCAGTGTCGTCTACTGGTCAAATTGTATTGACACATACACAAGGTGGCGATATTTTCATGGGAGACTTAGTTGACGGTCAATCAAATGGTGCATTGGAAGAGTTAGGTTTCATTAACGGAATAAACACTATTCCAGCTTTTGTTCAATATTATCAAAACACTAACGTAGCATACACTACAGAATCCGGTGCTAACGCACAATTTAGTGTATATAATAAAGGAACACACTACACTACGACTGTTGTATCAGGCGGTACTAACTTCAGTACAGGTGATACTATCACAATCAAAGGATCTGAGATTGGTGGTGTAGATAATGTTAATGATTTGATATTGACAGTTGTTAATGTAAACGGTTCTGGATCAATTGAATCTGTTGCTATTGCTTCAGGTACTCCTAAGCTATTATTACCACCATTAGCGTCTAACTGGGAATTGTTAGACTTTGTTGCTAACGAAGGTGCTCCAGCATCATTGCCAGCTAACGGTACTCCATGGTACTACTCTACTGCATCACAAGTTGACTTGATGATTAACGTGGGTGGTCAGTGGGTAGGTTATGGAAACGCTGGATATGATAATACTGGTTTCCCTGGACACAATATTGCGAACGAAACTGATGCAGGCGGCGTAATCGTAAGCGCATTAGCTCCGACAACACAAGTAAACGGTAGCGATTTAGTTCCCGGTGATATCTGGTTAGACTCAGGTGATTTAGAAAACTACCCAGCGTTGTCTCGTTGGGAAGTTATCGAAGATGTACCTCAATGGGTAGCTATCGATAATACAGACCAAATCACATCAAAGGGCATCTTGTTTGCTGACGCACGTTGGGCAGTTTCAGGTGATGTAGATCCAGTTAACGATCCATTGTCAACTATTGCTGACTTACATACAAGTGATTACTTAGATTTAGACGCTCCTGACGCAACATTGTACCCAACTGGTATGATTTTGTTCAACACACGCCGTTCAGGTTACAACGTTAAGAAGTTTACACGTAACTACTTCACACAAGCTAAGTATCCAAACACACAATTGCCAGTATACACATACACATGGGTATCAGCAAGTGGTTTGAAGGCTGACGGTTCTGCATACATGGGTCGTAAGGCTCAACGTGCTATGGTTGTTCAATCATTGAAAGCAGCTATCGGTACTAACATGCAAATCCGTGAAGAAGATACATTCTTCAACTTAATCGTATGTCCTGGTTATCCAGAACTACAACCTGATATGGTTGGTCTAAACAATGAGCGTAACAACACTGCTTACATCATCGGTGACACACCATTACGTTTGAATGACCAAGCTACTGACTTGACTGCTTGGGCAACTAATGCTAAAGGTGCTACAGGTACAGGCGAAGAAGGTCTAGTTACACGTGACCAATACTTGGGTATCTTCTATCCAAGTGGTATCACAAGTGACTTGACAGGTGCAGCAGCAGTTGTTCCATCATCACACATGATGTTGCGTACATTCATCAGAAATGATACTATCGCTTATCCTTGGTTAGCGGCTGCTGGTACACGCCGTGGTAACATCGACAATGCTACAAACATTGGTTATATCGATGCAGCTACTGGTGAATTCCAGACAGTTAAGAACAGAATGGGTATTCGTGACGTATTGTACTCAAATCAAATCAACCCATTGGCATTCTTCACTGGTGTTGGCTTGTTGAACTACGGTAACAAGAACGCACAAGATACACAGTCTGCTATGGACAGAACTAACGTTGCTCGTCTAGTCGCTTACATCCGTGAACGTCTACAAGTTGCGGCTCGTCCGTTCGTATTCGAACCAAATGACTCGTTAACACGTGGTCAGTTGACAGCAGTTGTTCAGTCACTATTCGTTGACTTGGTTGCTAAACGTGGTCTATATGACTACTTGGTTGTATGTGACGAAACAAACAACACTCCTGCTCGTATCGACAGAAACGAATTATGGATTGACGTTGCGATTGAGCCAGTCAAGGCTGCTGAATTCATCTACATCCCGGTTCGTATTATGAACACAGGTGAGATTGCAGGTCTCAAGTAAAAAATGATAGCCCCTTCGGGGGCTATTATGTAAGATAAATATATACATAGGAGAATAAAATATGGCAACAGCCTCTCAATCACTGTTCAATATGACCGTAGCATCTGATGCTTCATCTAATAGTCAAGGTCTATTGATGCCTAAGTTACAATTTCGCTTTAGAGCGATGTTTTTGAACTTTGGCGTAGGTGGTTCTACACAAGAATTGACTAAGCAAGTTATGGATATCACACGTCCTCAACTATCGTTTGAAGAAGTTACATTAGATGTTTACAACAGCAAAGTTTATCTAGCCGGTAAACATTCATGGTCAGAAACAACTATCAACTTACGTGACGATGCACAAGGCAACGTAACTAAGTTAGTCGGTCAACAACTACAAAAGCAAATGGACTTTGTTGAACAAGCATCTGCTGCATCTGGTCAAGACTATAAGTTCCAAATCAACTACGAAGTACTTGATGGTGGTAACGGAGTATTGACACCTACAGTCCTAGAAACATGGGAATTGTATGGATGCTTCATCAAGACAGTTAACTATAACAATATGGATTACAAATCAAATGAACCAGCAACAATTCAGTTGCAAGTTCGTTTCGATAACGCAATTCAGTCCCCATTGGCTTCTGGCTTGGGTACTACTGTTGGTCGTGCTTTCGGTGGTTCTTCAGTAACTGGTATCGGTTAATAACTAATGTCATTTGTTTCGGATTTATTTAAAGACGGCGCAAAGGCGTTTTTCGGTAATGAATACTTGCGTGATTTTCAACACGCAAGTAAAACATTCGTTACCGACCAATACGCCAACGCACCCAAGTTTAAGTTCCTCTTTCATGTTTACTTTGACATAAATCCAGCAATTGGCAATTTCATGACCTGGGACAAAAAACAAAACTTCGGTTTGAATGTTAAGAATGTTCAACTTCCGAAGTTTTCTTTTGACCTACATACAATGAATCAGTACAATCGTAAAAGAATTGTACAAACAAAAATGAAGTTTGACCCTATCAACCTTACTATGCATGATGATAATGCTGGTATGGCGAGAAAACTTTGGCAAGCGTATAGTTCATATTACTATAAAGATGCCGCACAAGCAGGTGATAATCAACCTACAAACAAATCAGCGGGTACTAGTTCATTTGATATGACTAAGCGTAACCAATATGCTGATAGCTTATCTGGATATGATGATTGGGGTTATGTCGGTGAATCTCCATCGGGACAGGTAAAACCTAATTTCTTTAACGCAATCAACGTGTTTGGCTTCAATCAACACAACTTTGTGTTATATCGTTTAATGAATCCATACATTGAGAGTTTTAGTCACGACACTTATGACTATGCTTCCTCAGACACAATGGAACATCAATTAACACTTCAATATGAAAACGTCAAGTACTATGAAGGTAAAGTTGATGGCAAGAAACCTGACGCTATCGTACAAATGTTTGGTGAAGAAGCTCACTATGATAGAGTTACAAGTCCTAATAGCCGTGCCGGTGGTCAAGCATCTATCTTTGGTCAAGGTGGTTTAGTTGATGCAGGTGGTAGCTTGTTTGATGACGTAGCAAGTGGTAACTGGCTCAGTGCGATTCAAACTGCAGGTAGAACTGCTAATACCTTTAAGGGTCAAAATCTAAGTCAACTTGCAAAAGGCGAAGCGTTAACTGGCATTACTAACGCAGCTCAAGGTACACCAAACCGAAATTTACCTTTCTCTTTCCCAACAAGAAACTCGACCGGCGGAAAGTAATAAATACTTCTACGAGGTAACACATGGCAAATATCGTAGATGCTCCAATTTCACAACTAGACAGCTCAACAAGGCTGTTTGATTCTTTTTACAATTTCGAGTTAGTAATCGATGCTAACCGTTATGAAATTGTATACTCAACTCTTTATGAGATTACCAAAAGCAAAACAGTTGCTTCTAATTTTGTAACCATTCTTTTTAGAATTTCTGAAACAACAGGTGATGATGTCTTAATATTATTAGACACCTTGAGAAACAAGTCGTTAGATGAAATGAATTATCAGATGGCATTCTATCTGAATAGCATCAAAAGTAAAACGACATTGTATGGGATTAACGACCAGCCAGTCCCCAATGAATACGTTCAACGCAACATAATTGTATAATGGCTAAGTACGCACAGGGTATATTCGTCCCAACTAACCCTGCAAAGTATGTAGGTAATAACAAACCACGATATCGTAGTGGTTGGGAATTCACATTCATGCAGTTTTGCGATAAAAATGACCACGTGGTTCAGTGGGCAAGCGAAGCCATTGCAATCCCATATCGTAACCCAATTACTGGTAAATCAGCTAACTACATCCCAGACTTCTTTATTGTCTATCAAAACAAGCATGGACAACAGATTGCAGAAGTTGTAGAAATCAAACCCAAGAAACAAAGTCTTATTGAAAGCAAAGTTGCTAATGCTAGAGATAGAGCAGTTGTTGCAGTAAACCATGCAAAATGGGCAGCAGCAATGGCTTGGTGCAAGCAAGCAAGACTAACGTTTAGAGTTATCACCGAAGATGACCTTTTCTACAACGGCAGACGCAAGTAATAAATACTACTATTATAGGATAGTAGAATGACAAAGAAACTCAGCGAACTTTTTGAGTTACCGACAACTGATGATGCACAGAATGAAGATGTCATCGAGCACCAACAAGTCCAAGAAATAACGGAAGATGCAATCAATACTCTCGATAAGATTGAGAATGCACTGCCTCAAGTTCGCGGTCTAGAAGCTAGTGATACAGAGATGGATGAACTCGCTCAATTGGCAACGGATTCGTATAAAGATTTGATTGACTTGGGAATGCAAGTTGATAGTAGATTTGCTAGTGAAATTTTCAACAGTGCAAGTTCATTCTTGGGACATGCTATCACAGCTAAAACAGCTAAAATCAATAAAAAATTGAAAATGTTAGACCTACAGATGAAGAAAGCAGCTATGGATCATAAGATAGCTACTTCAAAAGGTCCCGAAGAGATTGAAAATACGCCAATGGGTGAAGGTAACTTGCTTGACAGGAACGAGTTACTCAAACAAATTTTGGCTAGCAAAAAAACAGATTAAGATAAATAATAAGATAGGAATAAAAAGATGCGTAGCCTAAAACACTATTTAATGGAAAGCACTAGAACTTATCGCTATACAATTAAGATTGCTGGCGATTTGGACAAGAACTTTCTTGAACTATTCAAGTACAACTTGAATAAATTTGATCCTCTAAAAATCGAGGATGCAAAGACTACTCCTGTTCAAAAGAGTCCATACGACTTTCCTGAACTAGAGAATGAAACAGTCACAATTATCAAAGCAGAATTTAAGTATCCTGCTACTGAGCCTATGATTCAGCAAGTTGCACAACATTGCGGTCATAACATCAACAAAATTCGTGTATTTACAACTGACTTTACTGATTCAATCAACAGCGAAGAAGAAAAGTTTGCTAATGAAAAAGATACAGTCTTACTGACAAACGAAATCTTGAGTGATGGTGGCAAAGAAGCCGGTCAAGCATATGCTAATCAGTATCTAGACCAAGTTCTTCCTAAAGAACCTAGCATTGATATTCCATATGCAGGTCAAAAAACTCCGACTGCACCTAACACATCTAAAGAAGGAATCAATACTAAAGGTCCTTTCTCAAGTGTAAAGCGCCCAGAGCGCCCAGCTACTGGAGCTCGTAAATAAAATGGTTGACTTTACCGCCAAACAACTATCTTGGATTGTAATTAGTGCATGTGGTATTGGTGGCGGTGGCTACCTTACTATGGACTCAAAGATTAAAGAAGTTGACAACAAACTAACAATCAATAGTGTACGTCAAGAAGCGATGAACGATAAGATGGCTGATATTGCAAAGCAACTCAGCCGAATCGAAGATAAATTAGATAAGAGAAGATAAGGATACGACATGAAAGACTTATTAAAATCCCTAAGCACACTCAGCGAAGGTGAAACAAAAGACACGAAAACAGGTCGTGTTCACAAAGGTAGTTACGGTTCAGAGTATGATACTGACCGTGAAGGCAACGAAGTTAAAAAAGCTGCAACAGACGTTAAAAAAGGACGTGGTCGTCCTAAGAAAGACGGCGGCGAAGATAGTCCTAAGTTTGACACATCTGCTTTGAGCGGAGTCTTCGGCGGCGGTAAGAAGCCAGCTAAACAAGTTGGAACAGTTTCTAAGAAGCATTCATTAAAAGAATTCATCGAATCTATTGAATCTGAAAAATCTCAATTAGATGAAGCTGACCAAGTTGAAATCAAACCTGCTCAACAAAATACACAAGTCATTCAACAAGGTGACAAGACATTGGGTACAGTTACAAACCCGCAACTTGCTAATCAACTTAAACAAGCACTTACTAAAGGCGAAATGTCTTTGGCTACTGATGATCCACAAGGCATGGCTGAAGAAGTTGATACAGGTGAATACGATGCTCGTAAACCAGTTAAGAGTCAACCAAAAGGTGATTGGGATAAAGACTTCCGTGAAAAGTTAAAGGCATATGTTAGAGAGTTAGAACATCGCCAAGCGCAAAAAGCACAAAGTATGGCTGAAGGTAAGAAGCCAGACTTCTTAGACGTTGATAAAGACGGTGACAAGAAAGAATCTTTCAAGAAAGCTGTTGCTGACAAGTCTAAGAAGAAAGTTGATGAGAGCATTAGTTTCAATGAAATGAATGCTGAAAGTCAAGAAACTGCACAAGAAATGTTAGCTGAATTGCAAGACGATATTGAAACGTTTGTCAATACAGGTCATTGCAGCGACAAACTAGAAGCATTCTTGAAAGTTCATGGACATGCTAAAAGAAAAATTGCTGACGAAAGCGCAGTTAATGATTTTGCTATTCACGGTGTTAAGCCAACTAATGACTTCACTAGAACAGGCACATCAATGGCAGCTCCAAGAGGAACTCCTACAACAGCTAATCGTCCAGTTCCTGAACCGACTCCGTTCGGAACAGATCCAATTCAAGCAACAACAGATAGAGCAATTAACTTTATCTCTGGCTTACGTAAGTCATCAAACCCATTCTCAGAAAGCAACACTATGAAAGATATGCAAGTAGAAAGCTGGTCATCTCAGCTAGACAGTTTATTAAATGAAGGTATCACTGTATCTTCAAGTCAAGGTCAACAAGGTGCACCTGATTCAGTTAGCGTAACTGCTACTGAAACTGATGCAGACGCATTGTTATCTGTATTACGTAATGCAGGTATCGGTGGTTTCGGAGCTGAACCTCAAGCCCCAGAAGTTGGTTACGGTGTAGCCCAAGGTGGTGAAGAAGAATTTGATGGTACAGGAACTGAACCTCAACCAGCCCCAGGTGTAGTCGGTGACGACAACGACATGCTATCTATGTTGAAAAAGATGGCTGGTCTTTCAGACGGTGGCACTGAAGTAGTTGCAGTTAGCGGCGAAGAAGGTGGTCAAGACTATGAAGATGAAGAAGGTTCAGAAGAACAAGCACAAACATTAGAGCCAGCAGACGGTGAAGAAGAATCAGGTGAAGAATCTGGTGAAGAAGAAAAAACCGACGAAGGTAATGCGTTCACTGGTAAGTTAGCACAAACACCAAAGGGCGGGGAATTCAGCATGGGCGATAAGTCTTACAAAGACAATAGCTCATTGGAAGAAGAAGGTCACGACCATGACGAAGAAGAAACATGCAATGAATGCGGTGGCTCAATGTACGAAGGTCATGACTGCAACTCAGAGCAAGTTGAAGAAGCATATGCAAACGAACCTAACGAAGAAATTGCTAAGTTGAAAGCATTGTTATCTATGGGTAACGATATGCACAGAATGAAGCAAAGTCAAGCGATGGGTAACCCAGTAAGAGTTGCCGAATCTGATGCGTTGGCTCAGTGGAAAAAGTTAAGCGGTCTATAATAAGAAACCGTATTTTAAATAGCTCACTTCGGTGGGCTATTTTTTTGGTTTGAAAAACGATAAATACTCTATAAGAGGTATTACATAACCATGACTCAACAGTATATTGATTTCGGATCATTTCCGGATGATCCTTCAGCAGACTCTATCAGAGAATCGTTTCAAAAAGTTCAAGACAACTTCACTGATTTATACACCAACTCATTGAAACAGGGTGTTTTAGAAGTTGTACCCGGTTTCGGCTTACGCAGTGAAGATGACCGAATTACCGGCAATTTAGTCTTGTATGCAAATATCCCAAACGTTGTAATCTCTACACCGTATACAATTGAGAATGGTTTAACCAACTTGCGTGTTAAACCTAGAACAAGCCCGTCATATAGCAATATTGCAATTATCTCAGACGCAACACCAATTGACATTGACTTAGCACCTAACATTAAAACAGTAAATGCTAATTTTACTGGAAACTTAAAAGCAGCAAACTTGCAGGTATACGGTAAAGTTCAAACTGATTTCATCCCTGAAGGTGACATGCTATTAGACTTGGGTTCTACTACAAATCGCTGGAGAGACTTGTATTTGTCAGGGAACACTTTGAAGATTGGTACCCAGTCTATCTCGTCAAACGCAGCAGGTTTTTTGATGACCGGATCAGTTGTCACTGATACAATTAACGTAGGAACTGTTGATGCAGTTACTGTTCTAGGAAACATCACAACTACAGAGCAAACAATGGTTACTAAGGTGGGTACACTGACAGAGTTATCTATCTCAGGAGATACTAACTCAGATGGTAATATTACTTTAACTGGTAACTTAGATTCATTTGCAGTAAATGCGGCTACTATTAATGTATCTGGTGTATTTACTGCAGGCACAATCACTGGTAACATCGTATTACCACCTGGAGCAACAATTGATGCCCCTGGCGGTGAAGATGCAAACATGCAAATCGTGTTTAACGATGCAGGTAAGCAAGCAGCAGTTCCTGGATTATCATATAACAAACTTAATAGTTTATTAACTATTCAAGGCAATGTCGAAGGTGGAAATTTAAATACAAGCGGTGCGCTTGCAGTAACCGGAGAAGCAATAGTTGGTAGTCTAGCAACGGATGGTAGTATCAATGCTAACTCTGGGGCTATCTCTGGTGGCTCAATCATTTCTTTAGGTATTTTAACTGCAACTGACACTATCACTGGCGGTAACGTATCAACTAGTGGATACTTGGCAGTGTCGGGTAATGCTTCCATAGGCAATATTACTGCTGTTAATAGTATCACTGGTAATTTAATGTCTATCGCAGGCAACATCTCAGGTGCAAACTTAGTTGCAAGTGGTATTTTAAAAGTTGACGGTCAAGCTAATGTCGGTAGTTTAACTACTAGCGGAGAAGTTTCGGCAGCAACCTTGCGAACAACGGCTGATGCACTAATTGACGGGAACGTAAGTTCAACTGACGGTGACTTTACAACAGTTAATGGTAAAATTTCAGGTGGTACATTGTACTCATCTGGTTTGGCTGATATCACTGGGCAATTATTAGCCCGCTCTGATGTACAAGCAAACGGTATTTTAACTGTACTAGGCAATGCAACTACATTAGGTAACGTGTCAATGGGTTCTAGTGCTAAACTAGCAAACACATTATCAATTGGAGCTAACTTAGTAATTACAGGTACTTCAGGAAATGGCACTCATGCAACGTTAACATTTGCCGAGCAAGAGTTCTCTCCGTTCGTTACTGGCTCTCATATCGCAGTATCCGGTTTAAATCCTTCGAGCTATAACGTTGCTGATAGTGCAGTAATTTCATGCAACGCTACATCAGTCACATACTCAAGTAGCGGCACGGGTGCTATGGTTACTCCAGGTAGAGTAGTTAGTATAGGAACTGGTTTAACTGTTGTCGGTAATGTATCAGGTGGAAACTTGAACATTGCTGGAATTTTACGTGCTGGCGATAGTAATATGGCTAACGTGAATGCAGTTGGATCAATGAGCGTTTCAGAAACATTCAATGCTACAAAAACTATCACTGGCGGCAATTTATCGACAGGCGGAACATTGAGTGTTACTGCCACTGCGACAGTTGGTAACTTAAATACTGGTGGATTAATTTCTGCTGATGGTAACATCATTGGAGGTAACTTAGTAACCTCTGGTAAAGCTACATCAGCATCTTTAGAAGTCACGTCAGGTGGCGCAAGCATTACAGGTACAGTTACCGGAACGTTGTTTAGTGGTAATGGTGCAAGTTTAACTAATTTAAATAGCACAGTACTCAATACTACAATTACAACAACTGATGCTTCTGGAACTGGGTCAGTAGTCACGTTGACATATGTAAATCCAGGATTTACTCCATTCTATCAAGGACAGTCGATTACCGTTAGCGGAGTTATACCAACAGCATACAACGGGACATTCACTGTAGTAACTGCGTCTGCTACTCAAGTAACATTTAATCATACTGCTACTGGTGCACAAACTACCAGTGGTACAATTGTAGGTGGTTCTCGTGCAGCCTCTGCTCAACAGGCAGATAATGCAGCACTTGCTACTAATGCTACTACTGTACTAGGTGCAACGCAAACTAATATCACTACACTAGGAACACTAACTGGATTAACACTGAATGGCACTGGTTCAATCTCAGGTGCATCTAGTATTTCAGGTGGAAACGTGCAAGTTTCTGGCTATTTCTTACACAGTTTGGGTGCAAGTATAAGTGCATCAGGTTCGACTCAAGGTGGAGCCTATGTCTTATCGAAAGAAGTGAACTTAGTTACATCTGCGACAGCTTCAACGTCTGATGGGGTACAATTACCGATACCTCCTACAACAGCGAGTATGCAGATTGTAATTATTAATGGTTCATCAGCACCCATTAAAGTATATCCATCATCGTCTGCTCGTATTGATGGATTAGCTACAAATGCTCACGCAGTCGTAGGTGTAGGAGGAAAATTAGTATTGTTCTCTACATCTCAAACTCAATGGTATACATTGACAACAATTTACGCATAAGAGGAAAAATATGAAAATTACTTTAGAATTATTACAGGCATTATGCCCAAAGACAAAACAAACTGTGTTAGCACAGTATGTTGATGCATTAAATGACGTAGCAGAATACTATGACATGTATGACAATCCTCGCAGAGTTGCAGGATTCTTAGCACAAGTAGCACATGAGTCAGGTGGTTTCAACTTCGTTAAAGAGAATTTGAACTACGGTGCAAAGGGATTGATGACGACATTTAAGAAATACTTCCCTTCAGAGGAGCTTGCGAAACAATATGAAAGACAACCTGAAAAAATTGCTAACCGTGTCTATGCTAATCGCATGGCTAATGGTGATGAGTCGTCAGGCGACGGATATCGCTTCTGCGGTCGCGGACTTATTCAATTGACCGGTCGTGCTAACTATACAAAGTTTGCACAAGACTTAGGTATCAGTATTGAAGAAACCGTTCAGTACTTAGAAACACCTGCAGGCGCTGTTAGCTCTGCTGGTTGGTTCTGGGATAACAATAACTTGAATCAATATTGTGACAGCGATGATTTTGTAACACTAACTAAACGTATCAACGGTGGCACGATTGGATTAGAAGATAGACAACATCACTATCACCTAGCGATTCAACTATTGCAAAAACAAGGATAATTATGTCACAACCAGTATGGACGACTATTCCCGGTAATTTGGGACTATTTCCTTCAGGGACAAAATTGAACATTCAATTGAATGCAACACCTGTCGCACCGTCAAATTCAGTTACTTATAAACTTATCAGTGGCAGTCTACCTGAAGGTGATGTAAAGTTGTCTACTACTGGTTTAATTTCTGGTATCCCTAAATCTCTAGGTCTTCAAAAAACATATAGTTTTGTAGTACGTGCAAGTGATGATAGAGGTGTTATAAAAGATGCGACCTTTACAATCGACATTAGTGCGAATACGGTAGTTAAGTTTGAAACACTGAATACTACTGTTCTTGCCGAGTTGCAAGATAGTGAATACTACTATCATAAATTAGTAGTTATCAACCCAGTAAGTTCAAACCCCTTAATGTTCCGTTTGTCTTCAGGTAGATTACCACCTGGACTCTCGTTGAGTGTAGATGGGGTTATTTCGGGATGGCCATCACCGCCTACTCTATCTGACAAGTCTCCGACTACAAAGGAATATATATTTAACGTAACAGTAGACAGTAGTTTAGGTAATGATACTATACCCTTAGTTATAATTGTTCGCAATAAACAAGAAGCATCAATCTTTGCTAAAAGAAGCCCGGCTATCTTGAATGCAAAACCATTATCAACTGTTGTTCCAAATGATCCTTATGCTGGATATTACCTAACAGGGAATACTATACCAGCAGTATATAGCAATGAAACATTTGCATTCAAAGTCATAGGACATGATTTTGACAAAGACTCAATCACCTACACTTTTTCAAAATTACCTGAAGGTTTAACTGGTGATGTTAGTACTGGATGGGTTTCGGGTGTTATAGATATCGGAACTAATGTTTTTGAAGTGTTCTCTTTTGATGTGGTTGTATCTAAAGACACCGACCCTTCTTTAAAAAGTCAAACGGCTACCTTCATTCTTCCAGTAAAGTCTAAGTTTTCTCAAGAAATCTTATGGGTTACTGAATCTGATTTAGGAACACATCATAATGGAACAGTATGTGATTTGAAGATTGTTGCCTCTGCAACATCACTGCTTCATTATAGAGTGTCTAATGGCTCACTGCCTCCTAATATGGTGTTGTCAGACACAGGTGAATTAATTGGAACCTTCCCATTCCAGCCTGAGATTTATATGAAGAACAAGGGTGAAAAATCAGTGTTTACTTTTGAAGTGACTGTAAGTTCGAATACTCATTTCTTGTTAGATGCAAAAAGAGAATTCACATTGACTATCGAACAGAGATTTGAAAAACCAGTAGAAACAATCTATTTCAAAGCTGCACCAAATCTTGCAGGAAGACAAATCATCAATTCACTGTTAAAGAATGAAGAATTGATTCCTAATAAAATAATATATAGACCCAATGACTCAAACTTTGGCAAAGCAACAACAGTTAGGATCAATCACCAGTACGGTATCGTAGCCTCAAACTTAGTTCAATATTTAGAAGCTATACCTAACAACCATTACAAACAAAAATTTACTTTTGGTGAATTGAAAACTGCGGTTGCTAGAGATAATAACGGGGATGTCATTTACGAAGTAATATACAGCCAACTCATTGATCCGGCAGTAAACAAAGATGGCGTTAGTATACCAATGAACATTGCTTGGCCGCAAGATATAGGTTTACGTTACGGCGAATGGTATGATAGTAGAACTGATAAGTTCACTTCTAGTGAAGTGGGTCATACTAGTTTTTCACCTGGCTATGTTAAGCTACTAAATCCAGTAAGTTTAGAAAACATGAGGAAAGAGATTGAGAGTAATATGGAATATGACTATGACCAATCTTTGTTACCAAAATGGATGACGAGTCAACAGTTGGATGGTAACACTTTAGGATTGACTTCGGCATGGGTAATATGCCATACATTGCCAGGTTACTCAGAAAAAATAAAAGATAGAATCAATACATTTTGGGGTCACTACCTAAGTGAAATTGATTTTGAAATCGATAGATTCATTGTAGATAGAAAAATGACGTTTAATTGGAATACACATCTAGTTAGACCCAACTGGGGTAATTTGCCTAGTGCGTTCCCTACACCCGCGCAGACTGACAAGTACGACACAATCGTATTGTTCAACAGAGAAACAATTATACCAAAGACGTAAGTTATAAATACGTAACGGAAAGACATATGAGTAACATTAACACATCATCAATCAACATCACTTACCCTACACCGGGTGTGAATAATAGTACACAGGGTTTTAGAGACAACTTCTCTAATATCAAACTAGCGTTGGATACTACCAAAACTGAATTAAATGACCTTCAATCTAAAGTAGTTCTCAAGTCTGCATTGACTGGTACTAGTATCAACAATGACATGGCTAACACAATTGTTAGTAACTGCGTGACTAAGACATTTAGAGCAAGTACTTATGATTTGGGTTCTAATTTAACTGGTCAGATTGTAATTGATACTACAAAAGGTGATGTGCAACTTGGTACTATCACTGATGATGTTCAATTTGATTTTAGTAAATGGGCTCCGTCTGGTACAGAAGCACAAGTTAAGTTAAAATTGAAGATTGGTACCCCGACTGCGAATATCATGTTCCCTAATTCCAAAATCGATGGAGCTACCGGCTTAGTATCAACTGGACCAACTAATTCTATTCGTATTTTAGAAAATTATGCGTCAAACAATTATCCTCATATTTCTGAAGATGGTGCAGATTTCTTATGTACTAACGGTGTAACTGTCCCGTATGGTGTAACTGAATTAAATTATACTATCACAACTACGGATTGCGGAACAACGATTGATGTTACTCCGACAAACAGGGGAACTGTAGCTTCAACTATTGAAGTTCGTTCTGGTATGTCTGCGATTGGTGTTCAGGGAGATACCGCTGGGCATGTATGTACAGATGGTAACTACATTTACGTGTGTGTTGCTGAATATGACGGAACGACTCATGTTTGGAAACGTTCTGCTCTCTCAAGTTTTTAATCACTAGCATGAAGATACATTAAATATCTTCATGCAACATCCCTTTATATCAGATTTATCCGACAAGTCATTGGAAGAACTGCAATCAACAATCACTGATTTGCAGGGCAAACTCAACTTTGCATTCAGAATGGGCAATTCAGCCATGATAAATCAATTACGTATGGTAATTGAAAGTTATCAAACTGAAACTGCAAATCGTTTGGACGCAATGTACAAAAAACAGAACTTAAAATCTTCTGTTAACGTTTCTAAAGGATAATCATGTCAGCGAGAATTCAACGAAGTTTCGATTTACTTGCCTGCGTTCAGTTTGACCCTGAGTTTTTTGTCAACTACTATGAGTTTGATATTACATTCAATGTGGGTACAGAAAATATTGAAGAACAAAACATTGCATTGGAAAGAATCAAGTGTTACCTTGAGGTATTCTTGCAAAATAGTGTTTTTGTGCAAGATGCTGATGACAAAGCAATAGAGCGTTTACTTACTGCTGGTTTGAAAGTGTGTGTTCTCCCAGAAGAACCATATGACCAAATCGTAGGTATCATGCTACTACAAAAAATCAATGCAATCACTGAAGGTAGATTAGTTGCTACTGATATATCTATCACAAGTCACATGAGTGACGGTGTAACTTGTTTCCATGCTATCGAAGAAAACAATGGACCATTTGTATTGAAAGGTTGGTGGTATGATTCCGCCCCTACAATCAATGGACTAAAGCCAAAGAATAAAAAAGTAGTTAAGTTATCAAAGCATGTGAATGATTGGGCGGAATTTAACTTAGAATGGGAAGATACTCCCAAAACACAAACTACCAGTGAGATTGTAATAGTTTCTTTCGATAAAACGGACAAATAACTGTTGCACTTGCTTGACAAATCTGTTATACTATCTTAATGAATACCGATAGTTACAGCAGACAAATTCTCACAGAGAATGACCTCTGTGAGATTTACCTTAAAGACCCTGAAGCAGTTGTAAAATCTGCAACGGTCAATAAAAGTATCACATTCTCAGACTATCTTGAGATTGAAAACATCCCAGAGATAAGTGTCGTGCAACCTTTAACTATGTCAGTTGAAGATTATGACATGATGAACCAAAATAATTGGTACATCCCCGAAACATACAAGACATTTGACATAGCCAAGTGGTTACTTGAGCAATGCAAAGAAGATTACGAACTACAAAGAGTGGGTGAAGAACTCTTGTTGTTCCAAGAAAGAGACTTATTCCCATTATTATGTTATTGCAAGTATCTAGTTGATACAATGCGTAAACATAACGTAGTATGGGGCGTGGGTCGCGGTAGTAGTGTAGCGAGTTACGTATTGTACCTAATAGGGGTACACCGTATAAATAGCTTGCATTATGACTTGTCGATTGACGAGTTTTTAAAATAGGAGAAAATTATGACAATTCAAAGAACAGCGCAAGGTAAGATGGTTGATATGGCTACATTAGCCGCAAAGAACGAAAAGGTTCGTGCAGTTGGAAACATGAGTGTGAATGCACGTGGTGACGTACTTGATAACCAAAACAACATCGTACACAATAATTCTAATCGTGTCAAGTCACAATATCGAAACACAGTTGAGCCGCAAAAGCCAGCAGCACAAGCACCTGAGACAATTGCACCAAACAAACCTGCGACAATCGAAGCAGATGTATCTAAAATTGAGCAGGTAGCTGAGCCAGTTGAACTAAGCAAAGAAGAACAAGAATTGTTTGATGATGAGGACGAAGAAAAGTGAGCAAGTTAGCATTCGAACCGCACAAGTTTAACAAAGAGCAATTCAAACCCATTCGAGATTATGTGTTTGTCTCTGACATGCTCACTGATGAACGTATCACCAAAGCTGGTATTATCATCCCAAATGATAACAGAACTAACGCAGGTATTCGCCCACGTTGGTGTAAAGTGTACAAAATGGGTCCTGAGTTCACTAACGAAGTTAAAGAGGGTGAATGGATTCTAGTTAGTCACGGTCGTTGGTCACGCGGCATTGAAATCGAAGACGAAGAGGGTAAAAAGACGTTGCGTAGAGTAGATACAAATGATATACTCTTAGTATCTGATTCCCCGATGGAAGATGAAACATTCTCAACTAAGGTATTTTAATGAAATGGTTTTTTAATTGGCTGTATAACGGCATCAAAGACATTGAAGCACACAATCGTGAAGAAACTGGCTTTGCTACACAATCAGGCTTGGTTGCCAGAGCAAGAGGACCCAAGAACTTCAAGATGAACGTTGGGCTTGCAAAGTCAGCAACAGACGAGAACCATATCCATCTAAACCAATCAGCTATGAATTTTAGATTGTATCCAGCAACAGGTGGACACATTGTAGAATATTCTTATTACAATGAGAATACAGACCGTAACACTCAAGCACTTCACTTGATTCCAAGTGATGCAGACTTAGGTGATGCACTTAGTAAAATTATGACATTGGAAGCATTGAAGCGATGAAAAATAACTTGTGGGTAGAAAAGTATCGCCCTAACTCAGTATCAGACTATGTGTTCGTTGATGAACGTCAAAAAGAACAAGTAGATGGTTGGATTAAACAGGGTGAGATTCCTCACTTGTTACTGTCAGGTGATCCAGGTACTGGTAAAACTACTCTTGCAAAGGTACTAATCCATGAATTGAAAGTGGATGACTATGATGTACTAGAGATTAACGCATCACGTGAGAACAGTGTTGATACAGTCCGTGACAAAATCAGCGGGTTCGTTCAGACAATGCCCTTCGGTAAGTTCAAGATTGTTCTTCTTGACGAAGCTGACTATCTAAGTCCCGCAGGTCAAGCAGCATTGCGTAATGACATGGAAGCATACTCTATGACAGCACGTTTCATTCTTACTTGTAACTATGAGCATCGTGTTATCCCTGCATTGCGTGAATCACGCTGCCATAAGTTTCACATTGCTAAGCCAGATAAAGAACAATATACCCTTCGTGCAGCCACAGTACTCGTGTCTGAAGGTGTTGAGTTTGATTTAGATGTACTTGATACTTACGTTAGTGCTTGCTATCCAGACTTACGTAAATGCTTGAATCAATTACAAGTAAATAGTAGTGCAGGTAAGCTAATAGCACCACAAAGTCAAGGCTCAAGTGAAGATGATTTGTTGACAGATGCAACACAGTTGTTTAAGACTGGCAAAGTTACAGAAGGTCGTCAGCAACTATTACAGTATTTGAGTTTGTATCCAAGTCGTATTGAGGACATCTATCGTTGGATGTACAACAACTTAGACTTGTGGGGTAAAACTAGTGAGCAGAAAGATGCAAGCATCATTATCATTCGTAATGGTCTAGCAAATCTCGGCTTAGTGGGTATCCCAGAGATTAACTTAGCAGCCACTCTAATCGAATTAACAGGACAATAAATGAGATACCTAATTATTACTTACGTTGGAAAACCAAACGGACAAATTGACGAACAAGTTGAAATGTCAAACCGTGTGCGAGATTCAGACATTCAAACAGCGAATGTCATCATGGATTTTAAAGAAGCGAAGATTATCAAGTGTTCTATTAAAGGAACAACATTGACTAATGAATGGAGTAAGTTGCGAAACTATTACCATGAAGTGTATAGTGATGTGATTGAAAAACTAGAAGCAGAAAATACTCCTGCTCTATAATAACAAAAGGGGCTTAACGCCCCTTTTTTAATTACCGTACAAGCGAAGTACGTGCTCAATAATTCTATGTCGTTGAACATCTTTCAGTTCAAAGTTACATAGTTGCAACCCTGGAATCACCCCCTTCCCCAATCGATTTTGTAAGTCTAGTAGCCCATTGTCGGCTGTTTTTCTATCGGCTTGTTCAATGTCACCAGTAATTACAATCTTACTGTTAACGCCGATTCTAGTCATAATCATTTTGAGTTGACCAGGTGTTGCATTTTGAGCTTCATCTAAAATTATCCAGCTATTTTTAAAGTTTCGACCTCGACAGAATGCTAGGGGTGCAATTTCCACTATCTGTTCTTCTAGCATGTGGGCGATTTCCGCTGCTGTATAATACTCTCTCAACACATCCATTAGCGGTCTTGTCCACGGCTCCATCTTTGCGTTGATGTCACCTGGCAAGAAGCCATGTTGTTCTTCTTCTACTCCGATTGCGGGGCGAGATAAGATAATACGGTCTGTCTCACCTGCTTTTAGTGCTTTGATAGCAGCTAACATAGCTAGATAAGTCTTACCTGTACCAGCAGGACCACCTACAACAACAATATCTGTGTTCTCGTTAGTCAATGCTAGAATGTATTTCTCTTGGTTTACTGATTTTGGGATTAGATTGATTGGTCGTCTATCTAATTTCGCACGTGCTTGGTCGAAGTTAATTGTCTTTGATTCTTTTGAATAAAATGTTTGTCCGGTTTTGTCTTTCTTAGAATTTTGCGTATAGCGTGTATCCTGTTCCTGATTGCGTAAAGCACCTGTTTTGCGTTTGCTCAAAATTATCTCCTTTGTCGAGCGTTATGCTTGATGAAAGCATATGAATATTTAAAGGCTATTGTCTACTGAATAATAGCGTACTTTTAACACACATTATTTTGATAAATATTAGGCTACGGTTATAATTTCTTACTTTGCTCAAAGTCATTCAACCAATGATAAATACTAAACTATGAGCAATCCTTCAGACGAATTTTTCAAAAACATCGACTACCCAAGTATCATTGATACTATCAAAGGGGTATACACCAGTGACGGTTCAATGAGTACTTTACTCGATTTTGAACGTGTCTTAGACGAAGCCGACTTATATGCGTTTCAAAACTGGGAAATCGGTGAGTTAGTATCTGGTCCTAACATTAAGCGATACACAGTTGATTGTGTTTTCATGTATCCGCATAAATTGATGCCTAACCCAAAGGGTGCAAAGCGTCTACTAACTGTTGGTTGCAACGTTAAGTTCAAAAAGACAACTATGAAAGTCCCAGTAAAGATTCAATCTGCTGACGACTATAAACCAGGAACACACTATCCTAAACTAGTTGACCGTGAAGTTTGGTTAGTTATGATTGAAATGCCAAAAGAACTAATGAATGATATCCGTGAAGGTTCAGTTGAATTAGCAGGTAAAGACATTGACTTGGAAGAACTAGATTCAGCATACGATGATGATTTAGATAAACAAGAATCAGAAGACCAAGCAGACCAAGACCAAGGTATGGATCAAGGCATGGGTCAAATGCCACCTATGGATCAAGGCATGGGTCAAATGCCACCTCAAGGGGGGATGATGTAATGACTAAAATCTTAAAAGAAGGTTTAGACTACATGGACTTCAAGGGTCAAATTACCCCTGAATTATCAGTTGACGAATATAAAGCACAAATGGGTTCTGACGATGAAATCGTTACTTGCTCATTTACCGTTAAAGGACACCAGCAAGCTGAAGACTTAGTTGACTGGTTAGAAAAGGGCTACGACTGGATACTAGATGCAGAAGTAAGTTCAGGTGAAGTTACATCAGGTAAATACGTAGTATTTGTTGAGATGAACCGTAGAACAAAAGTTCCTGAGCGTATTGTGTTGATGCTTGAAGATTTAGAAACATTAACTGGAATGATGTTAGAAGAATGGGCTATTATTATTAAGGGTGAGAAGCGCCACGCAAATGTAGAAGAATTGAAATCTGCACTTGTACTAAGCCCGCAACAATATAGAGAATTGAACAACATGGAAGTAGGTGACGATTCACCTGAAGATGAAGAACAAGAAGTTGAACAACCAGATTCAGCTGACCAAGAATTAAGCGAAATGCGTGACGCTGCTGGTATCCCACATAAACCAAAGACAGCAAAACCAGACGCATTATTAAGAGACTTTTTAGCAAAGGCAGGATTATAAAATGGCAACATTACTAGCAAAGAAATCAGGAACACAAGATAACGCTATCGCAACCGATGACGAACATCACGAAGCATTAGCAAGTGATCCTGGAGTTACGTCATTCCCTCAAGGGAGTTCATTCGGAGGAACAAATGCGTCCACTACAACAGCAGCCGCTTTCGGCTCACCAACGCCAGCAGCAGCAGGCGGTTTCGGATCTGCGTCAACAGGAGGAGGTTTTGGATCTCCATCGACAACTGGAGGCTTTGGAGCAACAGCACAAAGCCCAGCATCAGCTACCAATTTCGGAGCAGGTTCGCCTGTTCAAGGATCACAAATGACACAACAAAATCAAGCAGAACTATTAAAATCAGGTGGCGGCGCTATGTCAGAAGGTGGTGAATCTACTGTAGCATTAGATAAAGATGCGACAGATTGGATCAACAAGAAGATGCGTCCTATGATGGGTTGGATCTACATGTTGACTTGTACAGCAGACTTTGTTATCTTCCCAGTACTATGGTCATTGCTACAAGCATTGTCACATGGTCAAGTAACAAGTCAATGGCAACCATTAACATTGCAAGGTGCTGGTCTATATCACATCGCTATGGGTGCTGTACTTGGTATCGCAGCATACGGTAGAACAAAAGAAAAGGTTGCCGGAGTCGCTTAATAAATATTGACTTAGCACACAAACTGTGCTACACTCAATATTATGACCGACCATTATGCAACATTGGGAGTAGCAAAGAACGCTACTCCCGAAGATATTAAAAAAGCCTATCGCAGGCTAGCAGCAATTCATCACCCGGACAAGGGTGGTGATACTGCTGAATTTCAAAAGGTACAAGCTGCCTATGAAACACTAAGCGACCCAAATAAGAAACAACAATACGATAACCCAAATCCATTCGGGGCTAGAGGGCATCCAGGTGGCTTTCCAGGTGGCTTCGAATTCCATATGAATGGATTTGATATGGGTGACATTTTTGGGCAAATGTTTGGTGGAAGACCGCATCACGGTAAACCTCAGCAACCTAGTTATAGAACACAAGTTTTGGTAACACTGGAGCAAGTATTAACAGGGGAAGAGTTGACACTTCAATTGCAAGTTGGGTCGACCCCACATCCTGTTAAGATTAAAATTCCGCAGGGAATCGAGAATGGGCAAACGATTCGATTTGATAACCTCATCAAAGATAGTATTCTAATTATCGAGTTTAGAATTAGACCACATCCTCGCTTTGAGAGAAACGGGCCAGACCTATTCTCTACACAAGAAGTTAGCATACTAGACTTGATTGTTGGCGGGACATTCAAATTTAACACACTTTCGGGTAAAGAACTTGATGTGACAGTCAACCCAAACACACAACCCGATACCCAGATGAGAATTCAAGGCGAAGGATTACCTTCAAGATTCGGGAATGGTGACCAATATATCTTGATTAAAGCAGTAATCCCTGCTATAATCGATTCTAGTATCATTGATGCTATTAACAAATCCAAATAAAGGTAACAAAACGTGCATTCACCAGAAATTGAAGCAATTATTGAGCAAGCAATCAACAACGCAAAAGAACGTAGCCACGAGTATTGCACTGTTGAACATTTATTGTTGGCTCTAATCACCCATACTCCATTCAAGAAATGTCTTGAGGGTTTCGGGGCAGATATGGATACTATGACAAAAGAAGTATCTCATTATCTAGACGGACTTCATGCTATCAAAGCAAAAGAAGGCACAGAAGCAAATACTCGCAAGACTAATGCGTTAGAGCGTGTTATGAACCGTTCTGTAACTCAAGTATTGTTCACTGGTCGTAAGACAGTTACAACTATTGACTTGTATTTGTCTATCGCACATGAAACTAACAGTCATGCCCATTACTTCTTGTTGAAGTACGGCATCACCAAGTCTGAATTCATCCCTCACTGGCAAAAGACGTACAAAGGTGCCGAAGTTACTGCTAAGTTGACAGAAGAACAAGCTGATGAAATCTTAGAAGAATACACAATTAACTTGACAAACATGGCTCGTGATAACAAACTTGAACCAATGATTGGTCGTAGTAAAGAAGTTGACGACATTGTTAACGTATTAGCTAAACGATTCAAGTCAAACGTATTGATGGTGGGTGATCCTGGTGTAGGTAAGACTGCTATCGTTGAAGGTATCGCACAGAAACTTGTTACAGGTGACATCCCTGAGTTCTTAGTGGGTTATGAATTGTACTCACTTGAAGTTAGTAGCTTGGTTGCAGGTTCTAAGTATCGCGGTGACTTTGAAGAAAAAGTTAAAGCAGTTATTGATGCCCTGAATGCTAAGAAGAAAGCTATCTTGTTTATTGACGAAGCACACACCATGAAGGGTGCAGGCTCAGCTAACAATACTGGTCCAGACTTTGCGAACATGATTAAGCCTGCTATCACAAAAGGCACATTGAAAGTTATCGCAAGCACGACATTCGAAGAATTCTATGAAAGTTTCGAAAAGGATCGTGCGTTGATGCGCCGATTCTATAAAGTTGCAGTTGATGAACCAAGTCAAGAATCTACTGTTCGTATTCTTAAAGGGTTGGCTACTCGTTTGAACGACTTCCATGAAGTTGAAATTACTGATGCGGCAATCGAAGCGGCAGTTGAGAGTTCTACCCGTTACATGCATGACCGTAAGAATCCAGACAAATCAATCGATTTGATTGACGGCGCGGCTGCTCGTCAAAGGGTTCTAGGTAACAAAGGTGCAGTTATCAGCAAAGATATGATTTTCGAACAAGTTGAACGTATCGCAGGTGTCCCGGCTGATAAACTCAAAGACGACAACTACGACCGAATCCAAGCATTGGAAACAAACGTCAAAGACAAGTTGTTTGGTCAAGAAAAGGTTGTTGACCAAGTCCTAGACCGCATCTACGTATCATTCGCAGGTATCGGTACAGTTACAAAGCCAATGGCAAGTTTCTTGTTCTTGGGCCCAACTGGTACAGGTAAAACAGAACTTGCTCGTTTGTTGAGTAAGAACTTAGATATGCCGCTTGTCAAGTATGACATGTCAGAATACGGCGAGAAGCATACTGTTTCTAGTTTGATTGGTCCTCCTCCGGGCTATGTTGGTTTCGGTGAAGGTTCACTCGGCGGTGGTCGTCTGATTACTGACTTGAGCAAGAACCCACACTCAATCTTATTGTTTGACGAAGTTGAAAAAGCACACCCTGACGTGTTCAACATCTTCTTGCAATTGCTTGACGAAGGTAAAGTCACTGGCTCAAACGGTAAAGAAGTCAACGCTAAAAACTGTATCATTATCTTGACTAGTAACTTGGGTAGTGCTGACAGTGAACGTAGCATGATTGGCTTCGGTAGTACTGAGCGTACAGGTGAAGATGACAAAGCGTTGAAAGAATTCTTTAAACCAGAATTCCGTAATCGTCTTGACTTGGTCTGTAAGTTCAGCAAACTAGAACCTCTCGCAATCAAGAAGATTGTCGTTAAGTTCGTTAACGACTTGAAGAAGTCATTGTTGGATACACATGACATTACGTTGAACTTGTCAGAGCCAGCAATTGATTTGCTTGCAGAAAAGGGTTACGATAGTAAGATGGGCGCACGTCCTCTAGCACGTAAGATTGATGAAATGATTCGAGTACCTCTCTCAAAGAAAATCTTGTTTGAGCGAATCAAATCTAGCACAATCACTGTTCATGTTGGATTGAATGATGAATTCGTTTTCGATGTGCAACAAAAACTAACAGCAGAAGTAGGCGAAGATGGGATTATTAAAGTCAGCGAGTAACGTACAAGGTGTAGACCTTGTAGATTTCAGAGACCAGTTATACTATAACAAATACGAATATCGTGCTAGGGTAACTGTGCCCGGGTTACGTAGGGGTTATTACTGGTCACCTGACGAATTCGAGCATCGTTTTAACACAGGTAAACTGTGGGGTAAACCCAATAAAGACGAGACTGCAATTATCAAGGAAAATCTAACAGACATTAAAGCCTGTTTACAGTTCAGAGATGACCATAAGAAAGATAAGACTGTCACAATCAGAATGGAAGGCAACACTATGGCTGTCTTTCATAATGACTTAGATTTCTTGCATAAGACTTTCGACGGCATAGTTGGAGCAACAGTTGACTACACACAAGCTGAAACTTCTAGTTTTGCGGGCGTCAAGACATTTGTAAATGAACCTAAGCACAAATTCCGTGTTTATTTCAGAAGCAAACGAGTACCGGAGAACTTCAGAGAAAGTGTTACTAAGATTTTAGAAGCTAACAAGAACTTGCGTCCTGGACCAGCTTTTAAAATGTGGTTGAAGCAGACTTCCGCCGCAAGCTGGCGCTCTTGGTATCATAACTATCTAAGTGCTAACTATTTCATTGATTACAACGAGGAAAGCTATCTAAGTTATTTTTCATTGATGCACGGTGACCACTTGGGTAAAAAGTATAAGCTAGAGAAACGAGCCGATACTGTCTAAACATGATAAATACTCTATCATTATAGGGTATTTACCATGGCAAAGATAATCGAAGATGTATTAGTCATCAAATTCAGTAAAATCGTCAAGGACAGCGAATCAGAAGTTTCTGGCATCGCTGGTTCCGACATTCAAGCAGCATTAGAGCAAGTAGCACAAGAATTAGTCGGTGACGCAGTTGTTGTAGAAGTAGTGAGAGCATAATGGCACAAGCAACTACATTAATTCTAATGCCTCAAGTGTCTTACAATGACCAAAGAGTTGTAGGGTACACGATTAACGGTGAAAAGCAACAGGCTGCTAGTTATTATTTCGGCAATAAAGACCTGCAAACGTTAACGTGGACTCTCATTGCGTTTACTGGTCTTGTGTCAGTCCAAGCGACCTTAGCAGAAGATCCAACAGAAGATGATTGGTTTACTGCTTACACTATTCCAGGTAATAATACAACACAGACAAGCTATCACAATTTACAAGGTAATTTTGTATGGTTGCGTGTTAAAGTTTCTGGCTTTCAACAAGGTGTTGTTCAATTTATCAAAGTGAGTTACTAATGAGTTATATTGTTGAGGGTGGAAACATTTGGGATGACGTTGCTACTAACTTTGATCCAACTAAAGTAGGTAAGCCATTAACTCAAACTACACAGAAATTTATAAACGATTTAGGCGTAGGTGTGAACACTGTCGGTAGTTGCTATAAGCCACGTTTTGATAAACAAGGCAACGTTGTACCTAGCAACGATTTAGACGCAATGCTAGACTTGAATGTACTAGCACAAGCGTTTGGTACAAGTGATGGCAAAACAACACGCAAAGCATTAAATGACTACTTACAGAAACAAGGATTGAAAACATATCAATCAGGTGTTACAGTTCATGCTAGAGTCCCAATGGGCGGACAATATTATCAAGTAGATTTGAAAGTCGTCCCTAATGCTGCTAAGGTTGCACAGTTTCACAGACATGATATCCCTCAAGGTTCTCAATATAAAGGTGTTAACAAACAACTAGTAATGAGTGCTTTGGCATCAAGTCAAGGTATGCTTTGGTCAGCAGACGAGGGTTTGTATGCAAGAGATGAAGCTGGTAAGAAAGCACAACTACTGTCAGACAACTGGGACACAATTGCTCAGTATCTACTAGGTAAAGGCGCTACAGGTAAAGACTTGGGTTCAGTTGAATCTATCTTAGCAAAAGTACCTGAACAAAATAGAGAACAAATCATGGTAACAGCACGTGCAGGTCGTAGCTGGCAATCAGCAACACCCGGTGTTAACGAGTGGTTTAAAAATACATTGGATATGTTAAAATGAAATTCTCAGATATCCTAACAGAAGCAGCAGCACCAACAGTAGGTCGCAAATATCAACACATTGAAGATTTAGTGTTGTCTAATGGTAGCCATGGTGCATTACATGCAGTTGAACGTATGCGTTACATGACTGATAACTACGATTCAATCGAATTGAAGTGGGATGGTATGCCTGTTGTATATTGGGGTAGAGATGACAAGGGAATCTTTAGAATGATTCCAAAGAATGCATGGGCATATCTATCACGTGGCGCTATGCAAACTAAATCAGGTGCACCCACATTGCCTAATAGCCCCGAAGATGTTGTTAAGTTCATCTTGGGTACAGGTGGTGAAGCAGACGAAGGTCGTAAACTATTCGCAAACAACGTAGCAAAACTATGGTCATTGTTTGAGCAAGTAAGTCCTCAGAAGGGTTTCTTAGAAGGCGGAATTTTGTTCTATCCAGGCACTAAGCCAGATGGTACAAGTGCAATGCCGCAATTAAACCCAAGAACAAACACATACGACTTTAAACCGAACATCACTGCATTTCATGTTCCAGTTGATAGCAAATTAGGTAAAAAAATTAGTAAGGCAAAGATGATGGTAGCAGCTACTGGATTTTTTGATAAGTTGGGTAGCTCTGATGAAAGCAGATTATCAAATACAGGTAGCTTATCTACACCAACAGTCATTGTTCAAGGTACTACATATGTTGAAGAAATGCCAGGGGTAAATACAACTGGATTGGATAAGTTACAAAAATTCATTCAAGCAAACGCACAGGCGATTGATAACTATCTAGCACCCAAGAAGGGTGTTAGCAATCCAGGCGGAGAGTTATACACATATTTGAATAAGAATCTAAGAACTAAAGGCTTATTGAAGAATTTCCCTGAATGGGCTAGAGCAAATCTAAGTCCACAAAAAGCAGAAGTTTTGTTAAGTGATGCTAATGGATTGAAAGCAACGTTAGGTGCAATAGAAGCAATCTCTAACGAGAAGATGCAAATCATTAAATCATTAAGTGTAGGATTGCATGGTGGTATCATGCAGACTAACCCAGAAGGATATGTACAAGCTCATCCTGAAATCAACTTTCAGAATGACTTACCCGGTCAATTCTTAAAACTAATTGACCAAATGAATTGGAAACCTAAAAAATTATGAAACGCACAGGTAATAGCAAACTAGCAGTCGTCGGTTGGGGAAGAGGCATGGGACATAGTGGTCACATGTATCTAGCTGATGCTGTGATTACACAAGCCGCAGACATGAAAGCTGACCCATACTTCTTTGTGAGTAAGACAGTTGGCAAAGATGATCCGTTATTGCCTGAAGAAAAACTATCAATCTATCAAACAGTATTTCCCCAGCAAAAGAATATCTTCACAGCAGAAGGCAATTTGAATCAAGCATTGCAAGAATTAGCAAAGTTGGGTTATCAGGGTGTTGTATTAGTAGTAGGCGCGGATCAAAAAGAATCGTTCAAGTACTTAGAGAAGCCTAATAAAGAAGGTGTTCCGGTATATCAAAGTTTCGGTTTCTCCAAGTTGAAAGTAATTTCCAGACAAGAAACACGTAGTAAGTTTAGAGGTGAAGAAGGTCCTCGTGCAACACCAATGCGTGAGATTCTATTGAATCCAAATGCAAGTGACGAAGAAAAATATCAAGTATGGCGTAGAGATATGCCCTCAGCACTAAGCGATGAACAGGTAGCAGATTTAATGAAAAAAGCACAATCAAGATTATTAGGCACAAACAAAAAGCCACAAGTTGCTGAATCACGCATCATGGATCGTACTGCGTTGATTAACGCCTATTATGTTTCAACTAAAGGTGACAGACATAGAGTAGCTGAAAGAATTCCGTACTATCTATTAGACAAGTTAGTTGGTCTATTGACTAAAAAGTATAATATCACTATGAATGATATTGAAGTTCGTCCAGCAGATAAGAATCAGTATCGCAGAACACACCAACCTGAATTAGCAGAAGGTATGCAATGTACTCCTAACGAAGTAGCAGAATTGTTATATAATGCCAAGCCAGAAATCTTTACTAAGTTTGGTGATGAGTTTGTAATGGATGCTGTTACTCAAGCATGTGAACAACATCAAGGTTCAGCACAAGAAGTTGCAGCTAAAGTAGTTGATATCTTAAAGCAAGGCATCAGTGAAGGCTTTGACAAAGAAGAATTCCGCAGACACATGAAAGATTTAGAAGCACGTGAAGAATTGCGTAAGACTGATCCAGTGTCTGCAAAAGCATTAGACTTGCGTGGACAACTTCCACAACAATCTAAAAAGAAACCAGAAGACGATTCAATGAGTACAAGTGATCCTCGTCATCCACAGTATGCTTATACACAAGCTGGTCAGCATAATGTAGACGAAGGCTCAGAATTACCAGTTCAACAACATAAGTCTCCGTACGAAGGTTCAGATGATGAACTTCGTTATACAACTATGTTCCTAGCCAGTCCAAACTCTGCACAGCGTTTCGCTAAACACATAATTTCTAAAGGTGGTAAAGCTAGAATTGGAAAGCGTGGACAAGACTATTATGTTTACCATAATATGCCAATGTCTAAAGAAGACTGGCGTAAGTCTGAACAACAAGGTTTGGAAGAAAGCCCAGAAGAAGCATTGAAGTATGCAACACAAGCACATGCTGGACAAACTCGTTCAGGTGGCGACCCATACATTACTCACCCAATGCGTGTTGCTGACCACATTAGAAAGTATAAGCAATCTCACAACCTTGATGCATTGATTAGTGCTGCGTATCTACATGATACAATCGAAGATACTGACACAACACAAGAAGTTTTACATGACTTGTTTGGTGGATTAGTTGCTTCATTGGTTAAAGAACTAACAAGCGATCCAGAACAAATCAAGAAGATGGGCAAGGCTGCATATCTATCACACAAGATGGCTGTTATGAGTAGTTACGGTCTCGTGATTAAACTTGCTGACAGATTAGATAACGTCAAAGACATTACTACCGCTAGAACTCCTCAGTGGAGAGCAAAGTATGCAGCAGAGACTAATCAGATTTTAGATTACATTGAAAAGACTCGTGCTCTTTCAGGTACACATAAGAAACTAATCAGTTTGATTCGTGCTAAGTTAGCAGAGATTGACACTCCTCAACAAGGTGTGGCGGAAGGTGTAGCAGAAACTATGTCAATGGATGAAGCTAAAAAGGTACTTCGTCATTACGGTGCTGATAACTTCAAAACAACTAGCAATGAATTGTATTTTTATAAAAACGGGCAACAATTCAGTGTTGACTTGACATTGGGTGCTGATAGTGTAAGAAGTGTAAGTATAAATCAATTGAATCAAGCCGCTCGCCAACTAAAAGGTCAAGGTGTGGCGGAAGCTGAAGGTATCTCTCGTAGAGGTATCTTAAAAGGTATTGCTGGCGCAGGCGCATTAGGCGCAGCAGGTAAAGCAAGTGCTATCGCAGGAGCTTTCCCAACACCAAGTCATCAAGCAGCGATGTATAAAGCTGCCGCAGATAGTAATGCCGCACAAGCTCGTGCTGATGCTGCCGAAAAAGCTAAACGTGATGCACAACGTCTGAAACAAGGTACTAGTGATGTTGAAAGACTAAACAAAATCAACTACCATGGTGGCAAAGTTACTCCAACTAATGCTGAGTGGGACGGTGATAGTGACTTCATGTACTTAGATGGTACACAATATAGTATGGCTTCAAGAATGCCTATCAAAGGTGATGAACCACGTGACATGAAACTAATCTCTACTAAAGAAGGTCGTCAAGTATACATTTGGACACGATACAGAATGAAGGGTGACGGCGGGCATTACTTCTACCCAGCACCAGCTGATAGTTCACAGATAAATGAATTCGCTCCTGGTAATGGGGATGATGGATTACCTTACGCTGAGTATCAAGTCTATCAATGTAACCCAGAAGACCAGTTTGAATGGATCGGTGGTCCATTGTATCAAACTGATAATATGGGAATGGCTCACAAGTATGCTTATGAGCAATATGTCAAGCATCGTCCAAAAGCGTTTATGATTTGGCAAGAACGTAGTCAAGGTAGTCGCGGCAACTACGGTGTCAAGGGTCAATCTGACGGGACCGAAGATGATATGACCGAAAGCTCTGATTATATTGACGAAAAATAATTTGACCCCCTCTTTAGAGTGTAAATATTTACATCTTTAAAGAGGACCAAATGTCAAAGAAACAATCAGAAGAAAAAACAGTTCCAGTTGAAAAAGTTCAGGAAATTGCTGAACAAGCTCAACAAGAACAAGCTGCAAAAACAGCAGACGGACAAGTACAAGTTAACGTAGATTTTCTACGTACAACTAAAGTCCATATCGCAATGCCATGCTATGGTGGCATGTTGACAGAATCTACATTCATGTCATTTATCAAATGGGCTAACACAGCTCGTCAATTGGGTATCGATTGGACATTGGAAACAATGGTCAACGAATCACTAATCTCACGTGCTCGTAACACACTAACAGCTAAGTTCTTGCTACAAGAAGGTGCAACACACTTGTTCTTTGTTGACGCAGACATTGGTTGGGAGCCATGGCACTTGTTAGTATTACTAAACCGTGACGTTGACGTTATTGGTGGACTATACCCAATGAAGACAATGCCAGTCAAGTGGGTTGTTAACGGTTTTGAAGGTGCAGAAGAAGGCACTGACGGATTGCAAGAAGTATCAAAAGCAGGTACAGGTTTCTTGTTGATGAAGCGTCATGTATTCGAAAAGATGAATACTCACCCAGCAGTTAAGCCATACAAGAACGACATTGGTTTAGACCCTAAGTACGATTCTCACTTGAAGACTTACTTCGATACAGCAGTTCGTCAAGGTCGCTACTACTCAGAAGACTGGACATTCTGTGAAAACTGGCGTGACATGGGCGGTCGTATCTGGGTTGACAAGCGAGTTCTATTGCGTCACAGTGGCTCATATGTATTCTGTATGGAAAATCAACAACACTTGTTGAACACAATCGGACCTATGTACTTAGAAGAACAAACTAAGAAAGCATTGGCTCAAAAAGAAGCTGAAAAAGCAAAACAAGAAGCACCGAAAGACGGACAATAATTAGTCTATCTTTAAAACACAGGGCTGGTCCGAAAGGGTCAGCCCTTTTTTGATAAATAACATATGAACCTCAAGGAATTTGACGAATTTAAACTAGATGACGCAGTGCGTTTTCACGATAAACTTAACCCTGCTATTTTTCTGGGGGATAACATGCGTGAAGATGTTAGAACTCAGCTTTTGAATATTGCTGAGGATTTTGTTGACCATCTTGGCATCAAACACCTAGACATTAAAGATATTACACTAAGCGGCTCAAGCGCGGCTTATTCATACACTGACCACTCTGATATCGACTTGCATATCTTAGTGGATTATACACAATTCAATGACGATGATGTATACCGTGAACTATTCGATGCAAAGAAAGTAGTTTACAACGATACACATGACATTAAGATTAATGGATTTGAAGTCGAACTATACGTTCAGGATTCAAATCAACCTGTTATTAGTTTAGGTGAATACTCAGTACTGCGTGATGCATGGATTAGATTACCTAGAAAACGTAGAGCAAACTTTGACCAAGCTGCAACTAAGTTGAAGTATCAAAAGTTGATTAAATTGTCACGTTATGCAATCAAATCAAACAACGCACAAAAGATTAAAAACATACTACGTACAATTAAGAGATACAGACAAGCAGGATTAGACTTCAATGGAGAGTTTGGTCCTGAGAATCTAGCATTCAAAGCACTACGTAGTAAAGGCATTATTCAACGTTTATACGACAAGTTACAGACGTTGCACGATGAACGTTTAAGTTTACCTGAGTGCTCAGGTTACATCCCAAGCGAAAAAGAAAAGAACGATCCTAGATGGGAACGTGCGTTATCAGTTGATGTTCGTCCTGATACTATGCAAAAAGGCGCCAGAAAGTTTGGATGGAAGATTGCACGTGACGGTAGACCACCGATTTTAAAACCATAATAAGAAAGAAATGCAATGAGTAAATCACCGGCACAAACAATTATCAACGAATCTGACGATCCAGGGTTAGTGTACTTAGCACCAAAAGTCAACAATACAGTATTGAGCGCACGTGTCGAAACGGACATGGGTACAGTAACTACACGGTTTGTTCCAGTAACACAACAAATAGTTAATCTCTTTAATGACAATACTACAGTAAACGTAACCAATGAAGTTGCTGGATCATCCGGAGAGCTTCAATTTAATGTAGGTGGTAATTTTAGTAGTGACTCTGATTTGCGTTATAATTCGCAAACTGATACCTTAAGTATCAAAAACTTAATTCTATCAGGTACTATCACATTCGGTGATTCAACTATACAATCTTCTGCGTCTACTGGTAGTGGCTCATCTTTCAGTGGGTCATATAATGACTTAACTAATAAACCAACTATACCTAGTTTGGTTGGATATGCTACCGAGACTTATGTTAACAGTGCAGTTGATGGAATTGTTGTACCCACAGATATTAGTGAGTTAACTGACACTACAAGTTTGTTAGGTCAAGGTGGAACATCATATGACCAATCGTTGAACACCACAGATTCACCTACATTCGCAGGTTTAACTGTGGATACTGAACTTCGTTTACCTAACCAAGTAAAACAAACTTCGAGCGGTACAGTTACATGCAATCCAAATATTGATACAGTAGTTTACACTAGTACTAGTGATTCGCAGTATTCATTCAAAATGTTGTTCAAAGTTGAAGGCTCAGAAGATGGTCAACCTGAGTGGGATACTCAGACATGTGAAATGACTATCGCTAAAAGTTTTAGAAACAACACTGTAGTGGGAAGTGTATATGGTTTAGTCTATACTAGCACGAATCCATTAGCAACGTTTACAGCAAGATGGAATGCAATTTCACTTAGAGTTGAAGTTTTATGCAGACCAGCAAGTACGACGGATGGTGTATATGTACGTTCATTTGCGACAGAAATTTCAACATCGGATTAATCATGGCACAAAATGGAATATCAACGAGCGAGCCGAAGTCTAGTAGAAAAGATTTGAAACTAGCATTGGCTGCTACAAAAAGACAACAGACTGGTACAAACGGTTATAGACAATATAACGTGTACGAGTCTCCTGGTACTACGTCACCTGAAGAGGGTCGTCCGTGGTTGTTGGTTGCATCAGGTCCTGCATCACTACTATTAACAGAAGATGATTTAGAGTTGATGACAGAAGACGGGAAAAACTTAATATTATAATAGGAATATATTCATGGCGAATACAAAAATTTCAAACTTAACGGGAGCAGCATCAGTTACAGACGCAAGTGTTTTTCCAGTTGTTGACAGTGGTTCTACAAAGAAAGTTACTGGCACACAGATTAAAACATATGCACGTACTGGGTTGTCAACAGTTGCAGTATCTGGCAGCTACAATGACTTATCTAACAAACCAACATTATTTGATGGTAACTACGACAGTCTAACAAACAAACCAACTATCCCTAGTTTAACTGGGTATGCGACTGAATCATATGTGACTGAAGCAGTAGCAGGTGTTTCGGTAATAACTGACTACAATGACTTGACTAACAAGCCAATCATCGATGACACAACTTCTTTAACTGGTGGTGACTTCTTTATTGCCAAAGATGACACTACCATTCAACTAGGACAATGGGCGGCACAAGCTATTACTATTGGATCTACCGGTATTCAACTTTCTAGTGACACTGTTCTACTAACAACTACTGATAATATCAGCACTACTCATTTATTATTAGACTCAGAAAGTGGCGCATCGTTAACTACCAATCACAATATAGAAATAAGTGCCGGTAATGGTGCAACTCTGACTTACAACATTTGGTTTGGCACAGAAACAGAGTGGGAGATTCTTAGAGATTTTGATGAGCAAGCATATACTCAAGGCACAAGACCTTGGGCAGGTTTGCCAAGCTACCAAGCATACGCTCTAATTACAGGTTATAATTTCATAGGGCCAGGATTACCACCGCCATCTAGCATGGCTCCTACTGCCAAGGCAGCGAGTGATGCATATGATGCTTGGCAGGCAGAATTGGCTGCTACCAGTGTTGCAGTCAGTGCGGCAGATAATACTTGGTTCTTCAAAGCAGACGGCACATTAACTGTTCCTGGTTCTATTACTAGTCCAGACCGTTTAACTTTAAACAGTCTAGGTGT